TAGGGGATGCGACCCGTCGCTCTGGGCGTGGGACGGTCGTTATGCCGCGTTATTTTCCTGGATGTTTTCGATCAGGCAGGCGCCCTCCAAATCCTCGATCACATAGGCTTCGTTCGAGGACTGGTAGTCGGTGATCTGATCCAGTTCCGGTTCGTCCTTCACCATGCGGCGGCGCTTGCCGTCCTGGTAATAGATGGACAGATTATCGAGCCGGGTGATGAAGACCTTGCCCGCCGGGAAGCCGGGGACGCGAACCGCGCGCAGGCCGCCGAGACGCTTGGTCGACATGATAATGTCGCGGGCGATCTGCTCAGTCGGGTCCTCCGACTTGTTGATCATGGGGAAGTATTTGTCGTGCAGCAGGTCGCTGCCGACGATCGCCACCAGTTCGGTGTCGTCCTTCGCCCATTCGGCCAGCAGCGTCTGGTGCGCATCCCAGACGAGCGCGTCGAGCGTGGCGTAGTCAGCGCCGGCGGCGGTGCCGTAGGTGACCTTGCCCACCACGTCCGCGCCTTCGTCCATGACCCGAGCGGCGTTTTCGACGCGCATCTTTTCGAGCCAGCCAATGTTCACGTCCTGCAACAGCGGATTGTTGACGCGGTTGGTGGCTGCGGCAGCGGACGTGCCATTGAAGCCGATCAGGATGCGGTCCAGCGCCTGACGGCGCAGGATCACGTCGCGGATGCGGGTTTCGAAGTCCGGGAACTTCGCCCACATGTCGAGCTTGGCATATTTGAGCGCAACATCGAAATTGGTCTGCTTGCACTCATAGCCATGGCTGTCGAGGGCGGTAGGATCGACGCCAACGCGGCGGTTGCCGGCGGCGGTGTTGGTCCGGCCAGCGATCGTTCCGCTGATGCCAAGGCCCAGCTTCTCGCCCTTCATCTCATCGACGGGAACGATGTTAATCTGGTTCAGGAACTCGCTCGATTCCTGCATGCGGGTTTCCAGCGTCTGCTGGACAGAAGGTTCGACCGTGAACTTGCTGGTGGTGACGACTGCGGCATCGACCGCGTTGAGCAGCGCCAGCTGCGACACGAAGGCGGTGAACAGGAGCCGGGTGGCGTTCTTCATGGTTACGTCCTCAGATTAGGGGTCTTGTGGGTTGGCGCGGGACGGGAGGGGATCAGCAATCGGTGCGGGCGTTGCCCTCACCGCCGCTGGCAAGAGGGCGCTGGGTGAAGCTGCGGTTCGGCGCGTTCTCGATGTCGCCGGCCAGCTTCGTCACCTGCTGCTGGAGCGCGGCATGCTGCTGGGTGGCGGTCTTGGTGAAATTCTCCACCGCACCGGCCAGCTGGCCGACGATGGCGCTCAGCGCAACCAAGCCTGCATTGTCGGACGCCTGCTCGCCCTGGCCGCCCTCATTGCCCTGCGGCGGCGTGACGGCGGTGTTCAGCTGCTGCGGCGGCGCGCTGGGCGTCAGCTTTTCGACCAGTCCCTTGATCGCTGCGAACAGGCCGCTGGCGTCGTCACCCTTCGGCGCATCGGCCATTTCGATCACGGTTTCCGCCGCCTCGCTGAACAGGTTGCCGGCGTCCTGCTTGCGAGCGGCGAGCGGCGACTTGTCCCCCTGGCTCGCGCAGAACTGGAGCATTTCGGTGCCGAGCGATGCGGGGCTGTCCGTGACGGCGAGGCCGACCAGATAGGCCTTGCCGGTGTTGGCGAAGTTCGGGTTGATCTCGATCGAGGTAAACAGCTTCTGGCGCGCCGCGTTCATGGCGACCAGCGGTTCGAGCGCCTCGATCTCGGCGAACAGAGCGGTGCGCTTCTCGGTCTTGCCGCCCAGCGCCAGGTCGATTTTCTCCGTCTTGAGCGACAGCACATCGCCCAGCGACTGGAACGGCGGTTCGGCGGTGACGCCGCGGATATGCTCCAGATTGACCCGCGCAGCGTAAGTGTCGCGGTTATAGGTCTGGGCCATTTCCTCCAGCCACTTGGCGTCGATGGTGCGCCCATCAGTGGTGGCCCCTTCGACCGCGACCCGGAAAAAACGTGATTTGGGCATTGATAGCTCCGTCCTGCTGGTGTGGCGGCACCCCGAAGGCGGGACAGGATGACCGATCTGATGACGGTCAAAGGACTGTGATTTCGACATATTCGCAACGCGCCCGCGTTGTAGGGTCGGAGCTTACAACGCGGGGCAGTTCGGCTTTGCGGGGCAGGCGTCATAGCGTGGGGTCATGGACACGGCCCCGCCAGACATCGAACAGGCAGAGGCGGCGGTCGCACCTTGGGGTGAGCCGCAGCGCCTCGCCGCGCGTGGGCTATACTGGCGCTGCTGGACCCTGACCCAGATAAGCGACGAACTGGGCATTCCGATCCCGACACTGAGCGCGTGGAAGCGCCGGCACAAGTGGGACAAGGCAGCGCCGGTCGATCGCTGTGAAGATGGCGTGACGGCCCGATACCTGTCGCTGATCGAAAAGGAGAAGAAGACCGGGACCGACTTCAAGGAAATCGACCTGCTGGGCCGGCAGATCGAGAAGCTGGCGCGGGTCCGGAAATATCTCGGCGGCGGCAATGAAGCCGATCTGAACCCGAAGGTCGGCAACCGCAATGCACCGCATGTGCTGGAGAAGAAGGCGCAGGCCAAGAACCTGATCACCTTCGAAATGGCCGAGCAGCTGCGCGAGCATATGCGCGGCGAGATGTTCGGACACCAGGCCTTCTGGCTGTCCACGACGCACCTGCGCACGCGCATGATCCTGAAATCACGGCAGATCGGCGCGACCTATTATTTCGCGCGGGAGCGGTTCCTGCGGGGGCTGGAAACCGGCAACAACCAGCTGTTCATCTCGGCGAGCCGCGCGCAGGCGCACGTCTTCCGCAACTACATCGTCCAATGGGTGCAGAAGGTCTGTGGCGTCACGCTCAAAGGCGACCCGATCGTCGTCCAGCGCAGCGACGAAGACGGCGAACTGCTCGATCCCTTCGAACTGCATTTTCTCGGCACCAATTACCGCACCGCCCAGAGCTACCCGGGCGATGTCATCATTGACGAATGTTTCTGGATTTACGGGTTCGAGGAACTGTTCAAGGTCGCATCGGCGATGGCGACCCACGAGCGCTATTCCGTCACCCTGTTTTCCACGCCCAGCACGCTCGCCCATGAAGCCTATCCGATGTGGTGCGGCGACCGCTTCAACCGGGGCCGGCCCAAGGCGGAGCGGGTCCGCATTGACATCAGCCATGACGCGCTCAGGATGGGCGTGCTGGGGCTGGACGGCATCTGGCGGCAGATCGTCACGCTGGACGATGCGATCGACGGCGGGTTCAACCTCGCCAATCGCGATCAGCTGGCGATGCAATATTCGGTCGATGAATTCGACCAGCTGTTCCGCTGCATCTTCATGGACGACAGCCAGTCCATGTTCCCCTTCGCCGCCATGCGGCGCTGCCTGGTGGATAGCTGGGACGACTGGCGCGACCTGAAACCCTATGACCTGCGGCCGTTCGGCACGGGTGAGGTCTGGCTTGGCTATGATCCCAACGCGAGCGAGAGCGGCACCGGCGACGACGCCGCGCTGGTCGCGGTCGCTCCACCGGGAAAGATGGGTGGCAAGTTCCGCGTGCTGGAGAAGAAGCGGCTTAAGGGGCTGGACTTCGCCGGGCAGGCGGCCGCGATCAAGGAATGGTGCGGCAAGTATAACGTCACCAAGATCGGCATCGACACCACCGGCGTCGGCAAGGCGGTCTATCAGCTGGTGTGCAACTTCTTCCCGATGGCCGAGGCCTATAACTATTCCGTCCAGACCAAGACGGCGCTGGTGTTGAAGGCCAAGAATGTCATCACCAACGGGCGCCTGCAGTTCGATGCCGGGTGGCTCGACGTGGTGCAGGCGTTCATGGCGATCCGGCCCGAGATCACCAAGGGCGGGACGCAAGTCACCTACGTCGCGAGCCGCGCCGGCGGCGCGGGCCATGCCGATCTGGCCTGGGCGATCATGCACGCCCTTTTCTTCGAACCGCTCGACATCAGCGAACCAGTCGGCGGCGGCTCAACCGTGGAGATCATGTAATGCAGGAAGTCGTGGAACAGGGGAGCAAGCCCGCTGAGCCTATGGTTTACAGCTTTGGCGAGCCGGAAAGCGTGCTGGACCGCCGCGAGCTATTCGACCTGTTCGAGGTCGCGCACAATGGCCGCTGGTTCGAGCCGGCGGTGCCGATGACGATGCTGGGCAAGACCTATCGCATGGTCAGCCATCATCAGAGCGCGATCATCCTCAAGCGCAACCTGCTGGTCGGCAGCTTCAAGCCGTCGCGCTGGTTGAGCCGTGCCGACTTCTCGCGCTGGGTGCTGGACTGGCTGATCTTCGGCAATGCCTATCTGGAGCGGATCGACAATATCGCGAACCGGCCCATGACCCTCAAGCCGTCGCCGGCGGCCTATACGCGCGTGGGGATCAAGCCGGACAGCTTCTGGTTCGTCCGCGGGCAGCTGAATGCCTGGTCGGGTGCGCATGAATTCAGGCCGGGCACCATCCATCATATGATCGAGCCGGACCCGTTGCAGGAAATCTATGGCCTGCCCGAATATCTCTCCGCGCTGCAATCCGGCCTGCTGAATGAGGCTGCCACCCTGTTCCGCCGCCGCTATTACAAGAACGGTTCGCATGCCGGGTTCATCCTCTATGTGTCGGAAGAGGGGCTGACGAACGACGACAGCAACGCGATCCGCAAGGCCATGCGGGATGCCAAGGGGCCGGGCAATTTCCGCAACCTCTACCTGCATATCCCCAAGGGCAAGAAGGACGGCGTGCAGCTGCTGCCGGTGGCCGAGGTCGGCGCGAAAGACGAGTTCCTGAACATCAAGGACGTGACGCGGGACGATGTGCTGGCCGCGCATCGCGTGCCGCCGCAGCTGCTCGGCGTCGTCCCGAAGAATACCGGCGGCTTCGGCAATGTGATCGACGCGGCGCGGACCTTCTACAATCTGGAGATCGTGCCGATCATGATGCGATTGATGGAGGTCAACGAGTGGCTGGGTCAGGAAGCCGTCGCATTTGAGCCTCGCGCCGACGATGGCCAGTTGCGCAACGCGCTGCCCGCGCCGATCACAGCCTAGCCTCCCCCCGGCATCAGCCGCGAAAGCGGTTCACGATGCGCTTCCACTCCCGTTCGTCGGTCAGTGGAAGCGTGATCGTCCTCGACGGATATGGTTTCACCAGGTCGATGCGGCGCGGCCGCACCTTCACGCCGGCGGACTGCCGGCATCGCTTGCACCACATCTTCGCCCGCGCGCTTCGCAGATCGTCAGCCCATCCCTTGCGATGGAACAGCCACCATAGCCCATGGGGATCGAAGGTGGCGCTGTGGCCGCACCGGCAGCTAACCTTGACGGCATAATGCCAGGCAGCGGCTTCGAACAGGCATGTGGCGATCCTCAGACCATCATTGCTGTAGCGCGCCATCACCCTTGCCAGCCCCGGTCAGGCGCTGTTCCCACGCAAGCGCGCCGACCATGAACGGGCCGGCATCGCGCTTGCCCTCCCGTATCTCTTCATAGAACGCGCGGTCGCCAATGCCACGCTGCTCCAGGTGCGCCGCAACCGCCGCGCGGACCTGCTCAATCCGATCTTCAACCATGTTCCTGCCTCCAAAATGGAACATATGATGAACATCCGTCGAGTCGGTCAACAGTAGATCGCCCTGCGGGCCGGCGGCCGCCCCGCAGAGCCTCGCTCGCAGGCAGTGAGGGGGTAGGCCGGGGCAGGGCGGCCCAGCGCCGGGAGGGCGGGTCCTCGACCCCGCGCGCCGCGCTTGCCCCCACGCCCCGCCCGCTCCTTCTTGCTATCGAAATTTTGCAGATCAACAGGCGGCGATGCAGTGCATGGAGGGCGATCCGCCGGGGTTTGACAGCAGGCGAGGGCCGGAACTCGAATGGTGCGGATTTTTCAGATCGTGACACGGCCTTTCGTAGCGGTTTTCTGCCGGTTTCGGCTCGTTGCCGTGGGGTGCATGCGGGAAAAGCGTTACCTCCGTCACCTTTGAGCAAAGTTGATCCTAACACACTGATTTTCAGTATTTTTATTGTGACAGATTAGCCGTTACCTCCTGTCACATCTCACCCCCATTTTTGTTACATCATTGATTTATAACAATATTATTTTTTCAATTTATAACATTAGAGAGGCGTTACCTGGTGACAGAAAAGTAACGGAAAAGTGACGCCAAAAATGGCGGATTTCTGCCGATGTAACGGAGGTAACGCTTTTCCCGCGCTCCCCCCTCAA